AACATCGATATATTGAATGCTAATAGGAGCAATACCGCTAAAGGATCAAATACAAATATGAGGATTATTATAACAAATCTAACGGCTTTGTCAAGCAATTGTTGATCATCTGACCCATAGATAAGTTCAGCAACATATTTTAGTGGGCCAACTTCCGCTTCAATCTTCTTTTGATTGGACTGTAATTTAATTCTATCAGTCTTTAATTTGCCGATCTTATCAATCTCGGTTCTTTTTTCATCCACAAGAGTTTGTCTTGCTTCTTTCTGTTGCTTTGCCGCTTGTAAGGAAGATTTGGTCTGCCCCTTTTCAATCATCTTCGAAATGGAATCATCGATGACTTTTATCTGTTTATCCAAATCTGCGATGCGTTCCTCTTGGAACTTTATATCGTTAGCAACAATTTCAATTTGATCACTAACACCAGTGTTCATTGTTAGTGTTTGTTCTATGTGGGCTCTTGATAAGAAGCCAAAGATTCCCATGCTTGTTATTAGCATGAGAACCACTATTGCTATTGTGAGATATGACTTGATTAGAAACGGTGTTTGTTTCCAGTTATTGTAAAGCCATGATACTGCGACGAGCTTACCAATTTCAAGTGAAGTTCCCATAATGACCACAGGCCAAAATGCTCCTGCAAAGATTGCAGTAAGACCTATGATTGAGTAGTAAGCAGCAACGCCTGATATGATTAGTCCTGTTAGAAAGACCAGATAGTTTAAGAAATGTTGTTTCATCTCTTATTTATGAGAAGAAGTCCTCCAACGAACTAACCTGCTCAGTCTTCCAACCAATGCTATCAAGAATGATCTTCAACGGTTCCACAAAAGACTTCTCGAATTGTGTATCATAGTCGATATATTCTTTCAACTCAAGTTCTTCCGGCAGCGATTGCGGAAAAGCAATCACATTAGACTGAATAGGATTTGGTTCTTTCAGAAACAAGAATTTGATCTTCTCACCTTCTTTAATGAGAGGCAGCTTCTTATCCAAATTACCAATTACTACCATAGCATTATAGAGAAGTGATCCTCTTACATGAATTGGACAACCTTTACCATATACCATGTTAACATCCGAGAACTTCGCAAGTCCATTAACTCCTCGAGGGAAAGCAATATCAGCAACATTCTGTGCCTTAAACTCTTGACGATAAGTCTCAACCATATCAATCAAATCATTTTCGGTTTTGTTTAGAACAATATCAATTGCTTCCCACAGGATCTTTCGACAATATGTCGGAGTAGATGACTTGATCATTTCAAGACCCATGACCTTGATCTTAGGCTTTGCGTATTCAACACCTTCGTTGTTATAGACATTTAGAATGTAACGCTTCTTGGCTGTCCAGATACCTCTATCGGCCAAGGCTTCACGCTTCATTTGCATCTTCTGTTCGTAGGCGTTTACATACTCAGCAAGATCAGAATAAGCTTTGTCAATAAACGGTTGAATCCGATCTTCACACGCCTTATCCATGAAGGCGATGATTTCTCTTGTAGTTGCATTCGGCTTCTGCTTAATAATAGTTTCACACACCAGTTTGTCAAGAGATAGGTAAATCGAGTCTGTATCCGATGCAATGACATAATCGTGATCCTTTGTTTTGAGTAGCTTGTTAAGATACTCGTTGATCTTGTTTTCTATCCATCGAATAGAAAGTTGACCGGCCGTGGTAATACCCGCAGCCTGTCGAACGTCAAAGTACCTGAAATATTGGTTGCCAAGAGCGCCGTAAGCCGAATTGAGCGAAACTTTCTTCGCAAGTTGGAGATTGTTATATCGTGCAATGCGCTTTTCAATCTCATAGCGTTTTGATGGGTCGGTCTCTTTCTCAAGTTCTTTCTTAGCCGTAATAGCCTTCTTCTTGTACGCAGAGCGGTCATTATACATTGTCTCCATAATTTCAGGCAAGAACCCATGACGTTCTTTTGTAAAGAAATGTCCGTTGGGAGTTAGAGTTACATTTGCAGCCTTTAGAATACTTGTATTTATTTCTTGATTGAGCAGACCGTCAATTGAGACTTTGTTTATATTAAACTCGCGCAAGGTAGAATCATAATGGTCGGGTTCAATGATAGTATCTGGGCTGATATTGTACTGCATGATCAAGTGTGGATACAAACTGTTCAAGTCGAATGAAGCAACCCACTTGTGAATGCCAAGGATTGGATCCTTAACGAAAGCACCAACATATGCTTCATCCTTATGGTGCTTGATGATAGGATCAACCACGATGTTCTTCTTACGGAGATGATTATATACGATAGCATCCCACATACGCACCTGAGAGAATGCGTCCATGTAGTTTGTCTTTGAATCATACGCAAGAGTTAGAACGAGTTCAATCAGTTTAATCTTATCATCAATCTTTTCTACCAGTTCAACGTCTTTGATGTTATACTCAATGAATAGCTGATAGTTGTCTTTGTAGAGAGTATGAAGATTACCATACTCTTCATACGAAAGCTTACGCTCACCAACTTCTACATTGGCAATAGCATCAAGTTTGTATGATTCCTGAGACTGACCACCAGGAGCAAACTTCTTATACATTGCGAGATAGTCAAGAATAGCAATACCCATTAGATCATAGGCTTGCTCTTCTGCGCCATTATATCCGCGGATCTTACGCTCATTCACAATCATCCAAGGAGATAGGCGCTTTGTAGCATCTTCACCAAGGACATTACGAATACGATTAACGAGATAGGGAATATCGAAACGCTCAACATTCCAACCAGTAACGATATCTGGATAGTTGTCTGCCCACTCGTCAATGAACCGCTTGATTAGATCGATCTCATCTCTACACTGAATATACCAAACATCATCGCGCTTGTTATCAAACTTGCCACAACCCAGTACAATAAACTTGCCTTGATTATTCTTGAATGTGATGGCAGTGATAGGCTCACTTGCCTGTCCTGGCTCAGGGAATCCATTCTCGGATCCAACCTCGATATCGATATTGGTAACGTTGATATGACTTAGATCCCAGTCCACATCATCACTGAAATGGTCTGCGATAAAAGCATACTCATACTTTTGATTGCCATAGATTTTGAAGTTCTGTACATCTTTGTATGTCTCAACAAAGTCCCTTGTTTCGCGGATGTTGCCTGGCTTCATTTCAGCCATAGCTTCACCAGAAACGGAAGTAAACCCTGTATGCTCTTTTGATGGAACATACAGGGTTGGGAAATAATCAATTCTTCGCTTGACTTTTCTTCCGTCTTCTACACCGCGATACAGGACACGGGAACCGTAGACCTGAACATTAGTATAGAAAGATTTCATTTAAGCTCCTGGCATGATAAGATTACTGGAAGGTACAACAAGTCCACCAAACATGGTATTATACTGATTGATAAACTCTTTGATAGGATTGATTATAGCAAGAATATGGGCTTTGTCAAGATCAAAACTCTTGTCTTCACTAAATTCTGCCCAAGGAGCAAAGCCCACATTTGGAGTCTTAGGATCAAGCTTGTTTGGCATCACCACGATGCGAACTGGATTCTTCAATGTGATTGAAGTTGGAATTGGAGATGAAATGGTAACTTCCGCAAGTAACTCTTCACCAGTGATTAACTTAATAATTTTAATATTAGCGGCCATTATTCCAACTCCATCATATAATCAAACACTCCAACTGTCATCCACTTTTCAGGGACATATGTCATCCGATTACCACTCTCGGTCTTATAGACACACTTGTTATCATAGTCCATGACCTTAGCAAGCTTCTCCCACTTGCCATCATAGGCGCGTTGCACGAACTGAGTTTCAAGAATATTCATAATATAACTCTCCAATTAATTAAATACTGTGCCGTTCATTTTTTCTTCGGTGGTAACGAATATCATCCGTTCACTATCGTCAGTATAGTATACAGGGTTTAGCCCTGCTTGTCTATAGTCTTCTGCGTATTTTATTGCTATATGGAAGTTGCTGTCGGGGCCGGATAGTTCTGCTGCTTGTTTAATAATTTCTTCGGAAATAGTTTGATAAGTCATAGTTCTATTCCTTCTAAAGGGTTACCATACTCCGTCTTCTATTACCCACGCGCGACCATCATCTAAAAGTTTATCTATACAGGAATCACAAATGTCACCTGTTTCATATTTATCTTTCTTAAGAGCAAATCTCCGCATATCATGCAAAGAACCATACATAGCAAGAATGTAAAAATCACCTTTACTCATAAAAAGTGTGCTATGACATTCTACATCTTCATTACAAATTTTACACTTCATCAGTCCCAGAGCCCCCGATAATATTTGCCAAAGAGACGAAAGCCGTTTGCGATACGATCATTGATTGCTTTGCGCTCGGCAAACTTTTCATCATCCCAACCTTCAGGCTGACGCTTATAGATTTCCACTTCCCAATCTTCATCAAGCTCTTTTTCAAAGGCATAGATCATTTCATCCATGACCCATTCCCAACGCCTATGATGGTTGCTGTCGGTATCCCACTCATACTCTTTTGGTTCAGCAGTAATAGAACGAAGGTGCTCAGGCACATCTTCATCATCAACAGACGGAGAACCATGCTTGGTAGCCTTGAGTTGCTTCAACATAGGAAGAACGATAAGAGCAAGAGTATGATCCATATTCCAAGTATCATACTTATCAATACGAACCTTGACATTGCGTTCCTTCTTACTATGTATCCAATCACAGAAATTGCCAACCCAGGTATCAGCGAGCCAAGAGCCAAAGTTATGGACACGCTCGTCTTTCTCCTTGTCCATCCAAAACAGGATCTTTTCTGCGATCTGGTATGGGCCAATCCAGTTACAATATGGACCGATATAAACTTTCATTTGTCTCTCTCTAAATTGTTCACAAAGGTCTTGTAAGATTCCTCCCAAGACCAACTATCATTAGCTATTGTACTACACTTCTTTCTAGAAAGCAATAGGCATTTTTCTATTGCTGCTTCTAAATTTTCATCGGTATGTCCTGTATACTTATTATCGATAATATCGATCGGACCCTGCACAGGATAAGCAGCAACAGGAGTTCCACAGAACATGGATTCAATCATAACAACGCCAAATGTATCCGCTTTGCTTGAAAAAACAAGACAGTCAGCAGTTTGATAAAACTCAGCAAGTTCTTTACCAAACTTATATCCAACAAACTTCACATTTGGATATTTTTGCTCAAGTTCTTTTCTATATGGACCATCACCAACTACAATCTTAACATACTTATCTGGCAATGAACAGAACACATCTAGATTTTTCTCTTTTGAAACTCTGCCCACAGATAGAAGTATTGGCTGTTCTTTGCTTTTTGTAACTCTTGGTGTAAAGATTGTTGGATCAACACCTCTTGACCACATTATATGTCTACGACCAATATCGTTTTCAGTTAGATATTCTGCAACAGCCTTTGTCGCGCAGTAAACTTTTCTCTTACGGTGAAACCAACGCAAGTATTCTCTAGACATCCATTTTGGCACATTAGCAACATCTTTCAATACTTTTGGCCAATCGGTATGATATGAAGTGGTGTATCTCTTGTTTCTACTCGTTAGAATAAATCCAGCAGCTAATCCTAACGGCCCTTCTGTTGCAATATGATATACTGTTCCCTCTTGATGTTTAAGCATCTTAGACAATCCAGTAGGTACGACAAATGGAATTTCAGGATATGCCTTGAATCGAAATTGCGTCTTAAAAAGACCAGGGTGAATAACGCATGTGTCATATCCATCTTTTGTTGCCAACTCTACCATCTTCTTTAGTGTCGTAACAACACCGCTTACTTGTGGTTCCCATGCGTCTGTGATGATTACTATTCTTTTGAAGTCCAATGTACTATCTCCCAAGATCCGTTGGTGTTTTCTACTAATGCAGTACAACTTTCCACCCAATCTCCAGAGTTCATATACTCAACTCCATTGATTTGTTTAATCACAGCAGTATGTATGTGACCACAAATTACACCATCATAGTCTTGAGATTTACAATAATCGGCCAGTGTATTTTCAAAATCAAAAATAAAATTAACAGCACCTTTCACATTAGACTTTAGATAAGCTGAAAGACTCCAATATCCAAAACCAAACATATGCCTGATCTTGTTATAATAGTGATTCAATTTCAGTAAAATAGAATAGGCATTGTCTCCAAGATAACTCAACCACTTTGCGACTTTATGAACGCCATCAAACAAATCGCCGTGAACAACCAGATATCGTTTACCATTCACTGCGGTATAATCGTGAGTGTTTTTGATTTCAATCGATTCGATATCAATATAAACGTCTAACCAATCACGAAGAAATTCATCATGGTTGCCTGTAAGATAGACAACTTTTGATCCATGCTTCTGTTTGTTTATAACTTGACGAATGACGAGAGAATGTGATTGTGGCCAGAAGATGCGCTTTCTTAACTTCCATCCATCTATGATATCGCCAACAAGAAAAAGATTATCACACGAACTGTTCTTTAGAAAAGAATTGACAATCTCAGCCTGTGAACCTTCACTACCAAGATGTATGTCGGATATAAAAATTGATTTGTAATGCTTAATCTTTTTCTTCATGTAAGACTTTCTCGGCTGCTTCTTTCAAAGTATTTAGAAGCCCAAGTCTAGCAAAGTTTACAAGAGTATCATAATCCATAGTCACAGTGATTGTAGCAGAACCATCTTCGTTTTCAATAAATTCATCTAAGGTAAAGTGATCCATTATGTTGGGCTTCCTGACTTTCCAAGGGCCTTGAGTACAGTGTCCGAACTAGTTGACTGACAGGTGTAAAGCACCTTGCCAGAATTTGTACCAAGTTCAAGCTGCTTCTGGTTCACAACTGCAATACCAGATTCGTTGCAAGACTGCTCGTTATTGTATTGGGGATCTAATGGAAACTGAACTTCGGCATAAACATCGCCGTTGCTCATAATGGTAGTCAAAACGATAAACCAGATCATGTTATACCTCATAATAATGGAGCGGGATACGAGATTCGAACTCGTTTCACTAGCTTGGAAGGCTAGGGCACAACCCATATACCAATCCCGCATTGTTTGTATTTAGTCAATTAATTTAGAAATGCCAATCAGTTCAGGAAACTTTCTTTCAAGGAGAATGAGTGCTTCCTTCTTATCACCCCGATTCCAATGATATTCAACCGCAATGATATCATGATGTTGTTCGCTAACAACAAAGAAACCTCGAGATTCAATTTCCTCAATCAAATCTTCTTCATCTAGGTCACCAAAATCAACATCAACGTAAACGGTCTGTTCAAAAGTAGGCATTAGATTTCCTCTGTGTGTGTTTCAGTATGGATACTATACTATGGAACTCACGCTAAGTCAAGCGAAATCATCTTCCTCTGCCTGTTGGCTTCTTTGGCATCTTTGGAACGTTTCCTTGCTGCTTTGGCGATTTCACGTTTCCGTTCTTGGGTGGCGTAGAACCACTCGGTGATCTCCTCAGCCGTCCGGCCGCATCCGCGGCATATTCTTTGATCGTCTTCATATTCGCATACCTTTCTACAAATGGAATTATTCATTGTTCTTCAAATGGTCCAAGCAGTAATCGATACTATCATAAAGTTTCTTTGTCGGTTCCCATTTCAATTGATTCCTCGCTTTATTTATATTTGGAATTCGGATCTTAACATCATTAAGATAATCGGCAACAGTTTCAAATTCCAAATTATAGTTTTCAATGAGGTTCTTTTCTCGGGCTAAAGAATGAATGACAGTTGCCAATTCTCGCATTGTTACAGGTTCTGGATTACCGAGATTAAAAACATCATTCTTAGTTTCTTCATCAAAAGAAAAATCAGCTATTGCTTTAGCAACATCTTGAATCCAAGTGAAACATCTTACCTGTTTGCCATCACCAATAATTTCAAGAGGATTGCGTTTCTCAATAACAATACTTTTTATATAGTCAGCAAAGACATGAGATGTTCCTATTTCACCCTCAGCCTTTTCATAAGGAGTAATAATATTGAATGGGCGCCAGATTGTGTAGTCGAGTCCGTATTGCTTTTGAAATGCGACAGACATACGTTCACCAACAAACTTGGACATTCCATATTCTGTATATGGCGCTTTATAGTTATCTACCATATCTTCGCTCATGGGTATATTGATATCTTGTGGACAATTTTCATATACCATACTTGATGAGATATAGACCACTCTCTTAACGTTATGATTTACAGCAGATTCAAGAATGTTGCCATGTAGTAAAGGATCATTATATAAAATGTCCGCGCAGTATTTGTTGAATCCACCAACACCGAAAATTCTAGCAGCAGCTTGAATGATAAAGTCTGGCTTGAATCTGCCAATTAGAGAATCAATATCGGACTTGTTTGTAAGATCCATCTTTTCGAAATCGTATCCTTTCGCTATTTCCATTCTTTTGTTATAGCGAAACAAACTATCTACGCCGAGAACTTCATATCCCTTTTCAAGCAAATATGGAATGACCGCTTGCATCAAGCTGCCTTCGGATCCAGTCACTAAAATTCTCATATTGTATAAACTCCGTCTGTTGTCTCTTTACTTAGATTTAAAAATTTCCATGCATCAGCAATTACAGTGCCTTGCTTCTTGGAGATATGGTTATCGAAGAACTTTTGAAATACTGTATGTGGTGTCATAACAATAAATGCATCAAATCCTGTCAAGTCATCTAAAGGCCAGTAGTTGTCTGGATGCATAAAGTATGGATCAAAGAAGGCGTACTCAATGCCGTGTCTCTTACAAATCTTTGCGAATTTGAAACTTAAACTATTTCTAGCATCGTCGCAATCAGCTTTGAATGTTGCTCCAAGAATACCAATCTTGCTGATATTAGGATTCTCATTCATCATCATCTTAAACATATATTGTGGCATACCTTCATTGATCAAGAATGAAGACTGAATCAATTCTGGATAATGTACATCTTCAAGTAGGAACTTACCATCTTTGAATAAACAAGGGCCGCCGACATTTGGTCCAGGTTTAGGTAATGCCATACGTGAATAGCCTTTATTAGCAGCATCAATTATTTTGTGTACATCTAAACCTTGATCTGTGCCAATCATGTAGAACTCATTAGCAAGAGCGAATGTCACGTAACGATACATATTGGTAATCAATTTACCAAACTCAGCCTCACGTTGTTTTAACCAAATACATTCCGGAACAAAGTTGAATAACTCACACGCGCGGTTGTATGCCTCTTCTGTACTTGCACCAATGAGTTGAGGAAACTTTTTGCTCTCTATAATACCCACACCTTGAGCTACACGCTCTGGAGCAAACACAACATGTGTAGAAACAGAGGATTCTTCTTTTAAGATTTTCTCAATAAGTTCTGTAGTGCCAGGAGCAACTGTACTGCGAAGAACCACAAGCGTATTATCACGAATGCTTGGTGCAAGAGAGTATCTTACAAAATCTAAGATATCATCAACTCGAGGATTACCTTCTCCATCAACCGGAGTGCCAATCATGATTGCAACAGCATCACACTCTTCCAAACGCTCGGTATCTGTAGTGTATATCAAACGATTGGTATTAAGCAAACTCATTAATAAGTCTTTTGCTCCTTCTTCTTTATGAGGAACAAAACCACCTAATAGTTGTATACATGCCGCTCTATTACGATCAATACCTATAACTTCATGTCCAGCATCTGCCAAGACAAGAGAAAAAGGAAATCCAACATGCCCGGCAGCACCAATAACAGCTACTTTCATTTATAACGAATTCCTTAAAGTGAGTGGATAGTCAGTACATATTCCATGAAATCTTTCAAAATCTACATCATAGTTTATATCATACTTCACTGTTTTGCAAGTAGAATATACAGCAATGCAGTTTTCTCTTGTTGATACTGAATTGATAGCATTCGGATGTACCCATATAGTATTGTCTTTGAGAAGAATACATTGATCAATATCGTGGAAAAATGGTATTATATTTCTCTTCTTGATTCTTACCATTTCTTCTAATGCCCAAATATTTTTGCAATGAACGTAGAAATTTTGATTCATATACAATGTAGACCATTGTAGAAGGGCATCTACCGAAAATGGTTTGAGAGGAGAATCATGACCTAACCAAAACTTACTAGCAACATACCAGATATCAAATTCGATATCAAAGCCTCTCTCTAGAGCTTCGATTAGGTATGACTCGGTATTCTCTTTATCTTTATCTGGGCCAGTAAGATTGCCCCTATGAGAAATAATCCTCACTTAAGTCTCACTATAAGGATTTTATCATCATCACGAACTAGCTTTGAGGGATCTCCCAAATAATCTTCTAGCTCGTACTTCACATTTAGCGTCTTTAGATGGTATTCAACAGCATTCTTAACTCTGGCATATTGGTTGCCTAGAATATCTTCGATGAAGAAGATGCCGCCCTTATTAAGCTTTGAGAACCAGACTCTAAAAGTTTCGATCTGGATATCCGGGTCATGCGATCCATCATCAATGATAATGTCAAAACTACCATCTTCAAATTCAATAGCAGCATCACGTTCTGTTGAACTACGTCCAAATCTAAGTTTTATATTCTTATCGTTCAATAGGTCTTGAGTGTATGGCATGTCTTTAATCGGATTTGGATGAAGATCGAATCCTACTATATCATACTTCTTAAAATACTTTTTCCACATAGCAAGAGATCCGCCGTGATCAACGCCAATCTCCAACATTCTAACATTTTTCTGATATGACTTAAACTCTTTATCATAAAGATAGATGTATGTATGATAGGGTAAACCCTTATCAGTGAAACCCTGATTGTGGTTGTAATCTTTTCCCATATCATTATAAATTTCTAACAGGTTCATATTATTTTTCCTTCAGTATTTTTGGTTTAAGTTCATTCTGGCAACGTAGTCTACAATACCAAGCTGCACAGGAGTAAGATTAGCATTTTGAAATGCTGCGTTTACAATTGAATGTGGCGGCCATTGGCTACTGAGATTTGGATTTTTCGGATTGAAAAACTCATTTGGAATAAATTCAATTATTTTTTCCATGTTGTTTCGCATAGATATTAGAATAACATCATTTGGATAGACATTGCCTTTATCTATTAACACATTGTTTGGTGTTAGGTCTGCGCTAAAGTCATTGTATACAAGATCACATCGCGTCTTGATTATAACATCGTAATTAAAATTATGAAGTTTTTCATACTCGCGCAGCACATCAAACTCGCGCTTCAACTTATAGAATTGAGGATAGAAGGATACGATGTTGTCGTACTTGATTTTGATATCATCTTTGATCTTATCAAGATACTTATCCATCTCTTCAGAAGAATCAACTGTTAGATTAATTAGATTAATACCATCAAACATGGTCCGAATTTGTTCTTCGCCTATATCTTCATCTTCATAATATTTTGTTAGATCCCGAATGTATGGTGCAAAACCATATTTCTTATCGTAAGTGGTAACAAACACATCTGGATTAAATTTAGAGAAAGACTTGACAAAACTGTCTTTTGTTTTTTCCCAAGTTCTTATATGCCCGGTAAGTATAATCGCAAGTTTCATGTTCTATCAAGCCTTATAGAAATAATGTGTTGGAGCGCCTATGTTTGTTGGTATTAAACAAGTTGATGATATAGCATTCTCTTCTAGAAATCTATCTAGACCCGCAGCTTCACTCCAGATATGATGCGCGTACTCATCTAAGACAATAATACCACCACTACTTATACGCGGCCACAGAGCCTTCAATGTATGATATGTTGGCTCCGCAAGATCAAGATCAAGATAGAGAAGTGAAATCTTGAATCCAGGTCTACTCTCAACATACTTATATGATGTTTCTGAAATGTTTCCCTTTATTAATTCAAACTTGGATTGCTGAAATCCTGAAGAAGTAATCTTGCCTGAGATACCTTCTATTGACAGATCGTTCTTATTCAAACTCTCACAACGATCAAAGACTTGTTGCATTGACTTCTTATCTTTTTCGTCAGTCAGTTTTTCAACAAAACTTGGCTCAAAGAAATCAAAACCAATTACCTTCTTAAGAGAATGTGGTTCTTGCATGTTCAAGAATTTTAACCATGCAAGAATACCAGAACCTTTGAATACACCACATTCCACGATATCGCCTGGAATATTTTTTACCTTCTCATATAATGAATATCTCCAAAGAAGCTTATGAAGTACATTTCTATCGGACGATATTATGAACTCATTATATGAATCGTATAGTTTCTGACCGTTCGTTATCTTATCATAGTTGTTGTATATGTTAACGGTCAATTTACAATTCCCCATTTTTCTATCGCAGTATTATACTCGGATCCATAAGTTTTGTCAATAGCTTGACGCATAGCTCTTGCACCAGAAAGAGTTCCTTCAGGATGACCGTGAATTGCACCACCAACATTTGCCATATAATCATTACCAAACTTTGATGTAACATAATTGACAAGACCTGGATGCATTCCACAAGAAAGAGCCGGAACAACATTGTGATCATTCAGCATCTTGTTAAGTTTTGTCAACTCTTCTTCACTATCTGATAGATATCCACCAAACATGCCAGCATGAATAGTATCAACACCAGAAATTGCAGCTAGTTTGGACATGACATACCATGAAATGCCAAAAGCATTATTCTTGTGTGTTATCACCTTGTCACCACTCTTCTGATAGTGGAGAAACATTGGCAAATCCATCTTACGAATTGTATTATAAACACCAAGACCAGACCAGATGTTAATATGCACACCATTACCACCATTGTCGTGGACTAGTTTAACCCGATCCTGAATGTAAGCGGGATCCGAGTTAATGCAAAAACAATAAACAACATTAGGAAAATCAGAACGCAAGAACTTTGATATGAGAGGTATACGATCCTTTAAAGAGCAGAAAGACGGATTAGACATGATCTCATCTTCCTTAATAAAGTTTACACCACCTTCACACATCTCTGCAACCATCTTTAGTAATTCTTCAGGAGATAGTCCAATTTTTGGTTTGACAATTCCACCAAGAAATGGCTTGTCAAACGTATTCGTGAACTCTCTCATGCCAGAAAGACCATACTTTGGTTTCTTGAAATATTGCATAACACTATTTGGAAAATGAATATCGATAACACGACATTTGGTAATGTGATCGATATCAGTTTGACCTCCCATAATCTGACAAAGAAGATGCGCGATACCATCTTCTTCCCAGTCCGTATTGATTATAGGAAATCCAATAACAACATTAGAAACTTTATTTTGACTAAGGCTATATTTAGCCGTGAGTGAATTGACACAAATGATTGCACAGTTGTTTTCAAAAAGCTTATCGTTTTCCCAATGATTTCTTACATTAGGATTACCAACACTTTGTCCAATCGCTAGATCGTGTGCTGCCTTATATACATTCTCGGTGCTTTCCAACTCATATTCGACTAGTACATAGTTATCAGCAATTTCTTTGGTAATCTCTCTTATCAATTCAAACGACATACTTGTCTCCTATAACAGATGGAATTTTTATAGTAATCACTCTACAGTCTTCTAAGAATTTGGGTTTAATTATCTCACCTTTTTCTATAACGAATATATCTCCACTTTCAAAAGTGCGGATTGATATGACGTTAAGATCATCATTATATAGCGCGACTTCTAATCTACCCTGAACTAAACAATTATATTCATCTGCTAGAGAATGATAATGCCTGGGCCATTCTTCATCTTTCTTATGCTCTAATACAGCAATCTCAAAATCTTTGGTATTGTGAAGAGATGGTTCAAAATTACCAATAAACCATCCTCGAGTAAAGTTGGATATGTTATTGACTATCAAATTTCACCTCTATAGTTAGCTAGAAAACAATCTAAGTCTTCAGGGATACCAATTGGCCAATGTTTGTCAATTCCCTGAACAATAAACTTTTTATCATCATTGATTGCTTCTTGATAAACAGGAGCAACATAATATTCTCCATTCGTCTTACGACCACTTCTAATCATTTGTTCAGCATAACGAACAAAATCAGATCCGTGTTGCCAGAAATATAATCCATTTGTTGCCATATGAGAGATTACTTTCTTCTCTGCAACCTCTGTAGCAAATCCAGTATCATCAATCTTCACGAAACTATTCTTCGGATGTACAGAATCAAAAATTATCATGCCGCCATCAGATTTGGAATTGATAAAGTTATTCATCACTAGATTGGCATTCCACTCAACAAACTGATCACTGTTTGCCATAAACAACGGACTATCATTGTCGATGAATGGGGCAGCCCTCATTACAGTACAAGCAGCACCTTCCGTTGTTTCATCTATAGGAATTACATTGCATTTTGGAACAAGCATATCCAACATCACATCAATACCGTATTTCTTGATGTGTTCTCCACGAACAAGGAATGTATACTGTGCTTCAATATTCAGGTTCTCAATAACAACCTGAATCATTGGTTTACCTTTAACGCTAATTAGAGGTTTAGGAAAAGCATAACCTACTTGTGCAAAACGAGAGCCGGCACCAGCCATAGGTATAACGACATTCAAGTTTGTGTTGCGATATTTCATAATCTATTATACCTTTTAAAAATCATAAACCAGTCGTTAGGATCTGCTTGATGCAATTCAAAATCTTTTTCCTTATCAAGATAGGACATTAACAGAAGAGTTTGATCATCATCAATATAGCTTCTTTTTAGTAGAATGTCAACATTTTTATAGATTGATGACTTAAGTTTTTTCCAGGCTTCTTTGCCACCAACAATATGACAGCCTTGTATATACACATCACCAGTTTTTACAATATCTCTAATGTCACGACTATAGACGATAGGATACTGATTGAAAAAATGGATTTTATTGGGATCAAAGTCATAGCGCCATTTGCCAGATATAGGTAGAGATTGCTTTGTTCTGCAATATCCAAAATCGATCCATGCTACTAGTGGAGTTTCAACGCTTGGTAATGCTTCGACAACAAAATCTGATTTCATAAAATTGATCATAACGTACTTGGAATTCCAGTATTCAGGAAGCCAAGGCTCATTAACTTTGGAGATAAAGCTATCACTGTTCATTGTCTTATCAATATCTTTGAGAAGAGTTTCCTTGTCATGTGCAGAAAAAACTTCACCATCTGGATATGCTATGATTTTTGTTTTGTCTGCATGACCATGATCTTCACGAATTTTCTTGATTGTTTCAATGAATTTTAATTCGGTAAAAATTACCATAGGGTTATCGATGGAAGCTAGAAGATTGAAATAAGATAGATAGGTTTCATTCGTTCTATGCTGATAAGGAGGAAGAACGTGACCTCTAACAATACTAGGCCATGTTCCTCTACCAATATCAAAAAAAGCAGTTACAATAGTAATATCACTGGACATATCGAATCACATTTCCTTCAAACCAATTGACTAATCTATCGGTGTTCATAAATTTTGGAACTTGATTGTCAACGAAAATTGGTTCATTGAGCATATCATTATATAGTTGTTCATTCTGGTCGACTTCTACGATCTTTCGTACAAACTCTTCATCTGTCTCATAGTCGTGTCTGTTAAGAAAAGCTTTTGTATTGAAGTCCAATTCTACAGTTGCACTTCCCCAGTATATCGGTATTGTTCTTGAATAGAAAGCATGAACCAGTTTCTCAGTAACATATCCAGGATAAGAACCATTCTCATAGCATATAGCAAACTTGTGTTTAGAAAAGATATCCGTTTTGTTTTTTGTGCCTCTAGGAACAACATGTCCTACATTATTAAGATGAGGACCCCAGCAGTTTACTTTTTTGTATGTTGATAGATATTGGACAAAATTGGTTCTTTCAGTGCAATTAGGATTACTGTTGATATACGCACAAAAATTTTCTGTTGCGAAAGGGACAGGCAAAATTTTCTCGTGTATATCTTCGTGATTGCAATACCCTAGCTGGTTGATCATTCCCCAAATCTCTACAACATACAAGGGAAGTCTGAAATGAACACCACCATCTAGATGGTCAAAAGTCAAGGCGCGATGACATTTATAATTCCAGTATCGTCTATTCTCTCCAGTGTAGAAAACTTTTATCGTTTTAGATGGGTCATACTCTAAGTTTTTTGTGCCAAAATTTTCGTCTCCAAATATTAGTACATGAGGATTCTCATCATCATGTTTAATATTGAATTTTTTTGATAGATGACTAAGAAAGAATGGGACAGATAATCCTGAAAACGTATCAGTAAACCCTATTCTTATTTCACGATCCGGCATGCTTATATTCATTCTGCACTTCTGTGTTCCATTCTGGAATTCTATTATACTGGTGAACAATGACATACGGTCTATCGTTTATTTTGTTTATGATAGTAGAAGACAAGTTCCCAGGATTATCTGACCTGTTATAATTAGATTTGTAATACTCTAATATCTCAGGAGAGTTCCTATATGCTATTCCTATATCACCATTGCCAGCTTTTATTCCAGGCAAAGAAGTTCCTGCATGAATAACATCTTCTGTTTCATATACAAAGTTTTTCCAAACTACTGAGTGAAGAAGTATATTAAGTGCTGCTTGATCTGGACCACCACCACCTGAAGGATGCTGAGGTGCAGTAAACCCAAGAGAAGATAAACAGAGCATTAAGAACTGAAATAGATTTTTATCACCTGCAATAACACCAGCACAATAGATAGGACAATCTTTCATCTTATCATACATCTGTTCGCCATAAGACTGTTTCATATTGTTCTTTGACCAGGGTTCAATACCGTATGTGAATCCTTCTCTTGCAACAATTATCTTGTTATCAACTCTCAATAGATTAGGATCTTCCTGAAAGATCACATCTTTAACATCTGTAGCAACTACAAAATCCACATCTGACATTTCACTATGGTCTAGAATTTTATAGATATCAAAAAATCTTAATACCATCGAACTGACATTATTAGAAGGATTTGTCATTACCAAATGTACATCATAGTCTTTAACATGATCCTGTAAAGATAGATTGTTGACTAAAAGAACAATTTTACCTTTGTATCCTGTTCGTCTTAAAGAAACTATCCACGGTTCAATATTAACAAAATCATAATTTATCGCTTGTCCAATAACTACACAGTTTCTCATCATACTATTCTTGCACAAACAACATCATTTGGAATATGACCATCTAAGAACTCAATCTTATAGTTTGGATTAATCTTTGTAAGACATTCCATTGCACTTGACATACTCACATAAGACCATTCAGCAGAACCAAACAATCTCTTATCATCAACAAAGATGGTATGTTCTTTACATACACTCTTATCAATAATGTTTAATTCATCTACTACAGGAGAACCACCACTCTTACCTCCAGCTAGAGGTCCGGATGCATGAGCATCTAACCAGAAAGTAGCTCGATTATTTCCAATCTCATCAATGATTATAGGAAGAATCTCAGTAGAATCGCCTAGCCAAATCTTAACAGTCGGTTCATTCTTAAACATTTCTACAGCATCATCATAAAGTTTCTTGTTCAACTCAATTGAGTGTATCTTCTTAAAACCATATTCTAGGGCAAGCTTTACAGTATCGCCCAAATATGTTCCTGTTTCAACAAAGATATCGCCAGAAGCATATGTCTTTAGATAGTCTAATGTTAAATGAGAAGGATGATTCCATTCATAAACTGTTTCGCCCGGTAGTATTAGTTTATATTCCATGGTAATTTGCCCTTATAATGTTCAAGTTGCTGTTCGTTACCCTTGATGAAGAAATTAGCATCAGGAGAATTTGGATTTGCGTCTGTTCTATAACATAGAGTGTGCTTATAACTTGTATCCCACTTCGGATTTTGAGCTAATACACTGTAAAGATATTTGCGATCACCACCCCAACCAGAATGCCAAAAATGACATGTCTTTTGTAAGAACTTTGTATTGAATGCAAAGGAAGATGTATCAACAAGATACTGAGGATCATTGTGTGAGAAATAGATTGGCCATTTGCCTAGAGCTTCACAGTTATCATCTGCGATATATGTCTTGTCGGGAGAGTATATCTTGCGTAATGAATAAGCGAAATCATTACCTTGATCAAGCACCTCTACAAGAGTTCTCACATGATCTTTCTCATACCAGTTATCTTCATCAAGCAAAAAGACATAATCAGCATTGATTAGATGAGGAACACCAGCATAGATGCGATGACCGTAGAATCCATTTGCGCCTGTGTTCCAAGGTAAAGGTAAAATTTTCATTTTGGAATTTGGTGCAAAAGGTAGAATATCTACAGTTGAATCGAAATGTTTATTGCCATCAACGACGATAAGATGTTCAAGATTGCCATATGTTTGCCTTTGAACGCTTTCAATAGCATCTGCTAGTTTTGGGGAACCGATTGTGGGTGTGATAACGACCACAGACTTTTCAATAATGAGTTTCATAATATACCTATAAAAAGAAGAGAGGACACTATTATATAGCATCCTCTCCAGATTGTCAACTATTACTTAAGCGGGATAAGACCCTTGTCTACGAGATAGCCATCCGAACCGATAGCATCTTCACTCTTGTATTCTTCCATGAACTTCTTCAAGTTTGGATTAGATTCCATATGTGAAGTCTTGAAGTATACATAGAGCTTACGCGAGATAGGATACTGCCCAGCAGCAATTGCTCCGTATTCTGGAACAATGCCGTTAACAGTAGTGCCGCTGATTGAGTTCGTATTCTGCTCAAGGAAAGAGAATCCAAAGATACCTAGAGCCTTAGGATTGGCCTGAATCTTTTGTACGATTAGATTGTCATTCTCACCAGCCTCAACATATGCGCCATCTTCACGAACAGATAGACAGAATGTCTTTGTGTCTTCCGGTGATGCGATGATGTTGTTCTTCTTAATGACAGACTTACATTCCTTTTCAAACACCAACTCAATAAATGAGTCACGGGTACCTGAAGTTGGCGGAGGACCTAGAACTTCAATCTTGTCAGCAGGAAGATCATCACGAATGTCCTTCCATGTCTTAGCAGTGTTCTCTTTGAAACCACCATCAACGAAAACATACTTGGCTAGAGCATTGTAAATGTCTTCGGTTGTTAAGTTCATATCAACATGTTCCTTGGATGCTGCTAGAACAATAGCATCAATACCAATTTCGATGACTTCTATTTCCTTAACGCCAGCCTTGGCACAAGCCTCAACTTCTTCCTTCTTCATCTTGCGCGAAGCATTGACTGCATCGGGAGTTTCTGGGCCGTTACCAGCACAGAACAACTTAATACCACCACCAGTACCAGTTGATTCGACGATTGGTGCAGATACACCATTCTTTTTAGCAAACTGTTCTGCTACAGCGGTTGTGAAAGGATAAACAGTAGATGATCCAACGACACGAATCTGGTCGCTGGTAGCATAAGCAGCACTAGTGCCAAAAGCAAATAGAGCAGCAGCAAGAGTAATCATAGTCTTATTGTTCATAGTAACTCCATAATAAATATTGAGGGAGCTGATTCCCCCTCAATATATAGTGTTATTGGCCAGATAGCCAATCAGCTTCTTCATTAGTATAAGGAGCCATTACCAATGTCTCCTATCGTTATAGGACTTGCGGTCCCATTCACGCTGAAGCCATTCTAAGTGAGCTTGATCGGTAGCTTGACAAAGATAATCATACATACGATCATGCTCACTCTTGCGAGTGAATAGTTTCTTCAGTGTTCTTATCATTACTTCTCCGATCTATCTCGTAGATATTCTTTGGTGGCATTGTTGCCATCCTCATTGAGAAGTTCTTTCTTGGATTCAGTCTTAGGCTCGTCACCGATGTTGATCTTCTTTGGCTTCTTATCTTCAGGAATGAAGCGTTCAAGCCAAACCTTCAACATACCATTAATCAAATCAGCATTCTTGATTTCAACAGTATCGGCCAGAATGAACTGACGAGTGAATGCACGGTCAGCGATACCCTTGAAGATATAGTTATCGTCTGTATCGTTTGTCTGGATATTACCCTTGACGGTAAGTTTGCCGTCTTGCAATTCCAGTTCCAGATCCTGCTTACCAAAACCAGCAACAGCGATTTCAATAACGTAGGTGTTTTCACCAGTCTGTCTGATATTGTAAGGCGGATAAGTTGGAATCTTAGGAAGCGTATCCGACATTTCTGAAAGTCTCTTCAAGATTGGTTCAAATCCAATTGTGGTATTGAACTGCTTCGGAAGAGAAAAAGACATTGGATCGAAAAAGGGGATTTTATTGATAGTCATGTGTTAACTCCTGTTTAGCAAGTTAGTTGTTTATATCTTCCCGTTCAGGCGAAGACATGCATATTTATATCACGTTTTTCGATCCATGTCAAGCGTTTAAAAATTATTCTGCGTCAAAGAAGAACATATGCCATAGTCGACCGTCTTCCATGTCTGCACCAAAATAGTCTGTGGCGGCATGAATACATCCGGCATCAAAGATTACCAGTCGATTAAAGATGTTACCGAAACTATCTACCTTATCATATGGAGTTCTATCCATTGTTGTCTTGATTCCATAGAACACTTCATTAAGTCTTGGATCAGAGTTATGGTACACTCTTGTTTTTTTATGCATGAAGGTAGATGTGCCACATCTCGGTGGAGCATTAGGTGTTAGATAGATCATGGCAGCATACTTCTGTGAATCGCAGTGGTATACAAGCTGTTCTCCACCAATGTTAAGTTGGAATCTACCGTTCATTCCATGCTCTTTCCAAGCGGTAATCTTCTTTTGCATGATTGATTCAAATGATTGTTTGATTCCTGGAAAAAGAAACTGATAAACTGTTCTTCTACCAATGAATCCTCTACCAAGACCACCTTCAACATACTCTTGTCTCTGTGCAAACTCTCTGATTGCCATAGGATCTTTATAAAAATTATCTACAACAAAGGCTCTCTTTGCCAAACTCGTATTGATCTTGAAGATGTTTGTTTCATCTTTTGTAAAATCTACAATATTTTTTCTCTTGTAGACATAAGCGGTATCTAGATAATGAATATGTGTGAATCCTAGTGCATCTAACATATTAGGAACATCTTTAACTTCGCCCCAAGAAACATCATCGACTACACAGTATCCGTCTAGTTTAACGCGAGTGGCAAATTTCATTACATCTCTATGGGCTTGATCAGTGTGCTGGCCATCGATGTAAAGAAAATCGATATCTTCAATGATAGGTGCATCATCACTGGTTGTCTTGATAACATCGACATAATTTTCTACATCATACTCTTTCAAAAGATTCATGAAGAATTCATACATCTTCTGTAGATCGACATTTGTCCAGTAAGTGTATTCTTCGCCTAAGTTCTCATATCCTTTGCCAGCCTCTTCACTTGTCCAAGGATCAATAGCGTATAGTTTTCCTTTGTTATGTCTCTTCAATTCTAGAGCAACGGGCAGCACACTCTTACCACCAAACACACCAATTTCTACGCATACAGGATTTTCTACTCTACTACAAACATCATCGATGTAATCTACAAACGCTCCTGATTTGTCGAGGGAACACCATCCCCAACAAAGTTGACTGTCATACTTTTGATGCGCTTCGATAATAATATCTTTTGAATCTTGCTTAGTACTATTCATCATAATAACTTCCTCATTTGGTTTTGAAAGAATGTAATCCCCAATGTTTTTTGTTTTTCCTGTAACACACATCATTTTCTTAAGAAGGTCAGGATCAACAAGATCAGGATGTACCCACCAATCTTCAAAATTCCAAAAACCATCTGGTGAAACATCATCAACGACTAATAGATATCCTTTTGATTTTAGGTACTCTCTTGCTTTATCTCTAATCTCTCTCGTCATGTCAGCACTATAATCATGCTCATAAGTTATAACACGAAACTTATATTCATCAAAAGGAATTTGACGCAGACAATTGAAAGTGTTAACAGGAGGATCAATGTCCATTTGAAGATAGTCTATTACCTTATCTTCAAAATGATTTCTCAACAATGATTTGTAATCTGTAGTAATTGCATCCTGATTATATAATACTGTTCTTGGTCTAGCATTTCTATACGATTCGGCATACTTATCATTTAGTTCAATTGATACGCCTCTCCAACTAAAATCTTGTTCAAGCGTTGCAGTATTGTTACCCCAATAAGGATCACAACCACCAACTTCAAGGAAAGTGCCGTTTCTTTTACCATTGAGAATAGACAAGATGAAGATATCTTGATACACCTGAGCATAGTTTCGCTCAATTTTTTCAGAACCAGGAAATTTATGTCGCAGGTTTTCGTGGTCTTTTTTAAAGTATGGCGTGAAGACAACATTTGCTGGGCCACTACCAACATAAATCACTCTCTGTTCTAATAGATCCTGATGGTATTTGTCCATACTCTTATAGTATTGATCAATTAAATCTTGAAGTTCTCTACGTGTTTGATTAGTTTTACCTATCCACCAACCCGAACGAGTTTTAGTAAAAGGGAGTCCCCATTTTGGAATAAATCCAACATCAAGATCCTTAAGGTCTTTTTGTTTAACTTCCATTTCATGACCCAGAGAAGCATACATATAACTTTCACTATGTTGACTTTCATTCTCCTGCTTTTTAGCCATAAGATAATATGCTTCTGGGCGTTCTGGCATCCATGCAATAGCAGCACGATACATATCTCTAGTGGTATTCGGTCTATTACCTTGTCTATCAAAGCAATTAGCAATACGAATAAGACATTCATATGCCATCAATCTATCTTTGGTTCTCTCGGCCGCGCGAAGTAAGTATGATATGGCAGCCGCAGTGTGACCAATCCTTTCATACTCACGACCTATTTGATAATTGAGATTTGGATCTGAAGGATCGTTAACATATTTTAAAAGCATATCGTGTAAACTATCAAGCATTGAGCATATCCTTCACAACCATTTTAGACAATCTAATAACATAAGCGGCGTTATCTTGAAATCCAAACGAGATAACTAGATCATTATCTTTTTCTGCAAGACCAGCAGCAAATTCTATCCTGGCATCTAGAAAAGAAAAGACCTCAGACTTTGAGATTACTCTATAATCTTTTGACCAGTAAATGAATCTGTGTCGATATGTGCCATCTTTTTTACCCAATTCACTTGAATGAAAATATGTTTCGTGTATGAGCATGAGGTAACCGTCTTCAAAAGGAATAACTTGACCACCACCGCGTTGATCAGCATTGAAGAAATATTCACTACCTAGATAAACTTGTTCGCATGTTTTATTGATTGGATCAACCTTAACAATTTCAACAGGATTACACCACTTCCAATAATGATACTGCTTATCGATAATCGGCATCCAGTTCTTTTCACAATAAGAATCGTCTTTGAAAGGTGCTGGGATTCTAAATCTTGAAACTTCTTTAACGCTGTCTTCCGATATTTCCAATTCGGATAATTCCATACGACCTTCGCCATTCGTCTTCGTATCACGACGAACACCAGTTAGATATATTTTGTTGTCCCATTTAACAATTCGTCCGTCTTCAAGTCCAACAAATTCCCACACTGGCGGCATATCAAATTCAGAGGTATCAATTTTATGATACCACTTCATAGTGAGATCATCATTGAGTTCACCAAAATAGTTTGTTGTTCTTAAAGTCAAATCGTTTTCGGGATTGAAATAAACAAGAGGTCCATATGGATGTTCATGGATACCCAACTCTGAACTATACAATGTGTATTGGCAATGTCTTAGATTGAAGTATAGTTTGCCATTATCATTGTATATACTTGGATTGAACAGTCCAGTTCCACCTGTTAGTTCTGATGGAATAATGAGTGGTTGAATTTTACCACCTGCGTCTAACGCTGCTTTTGTCAAATGTATCATAATGTAACCTTAAAATTGTTTCACTTCTATTGTATATAGTCACTGCTTACTGGCCAATAAATTGTATTGGCATAATCTCTTGGTATTGGTACAGAATCTTTTATCACTCTAGCATGGAAAATATATAGTCTCTCATGATCGGCTGCTCTTTTACCAAACGATACAGTATCAAAAGCATCCATTGGTACGGTGCTATTGTCTTTAGCAATCCATACAAAAGGATCTGTTCCTCCATGCCAATAGTAATTGTTTGCTTGAGCACCAGCCTGAATTGCCATGTGTGCTAGAAGTGCTGATCCAGAAATTCTTTTTTGATCTTCTGGTCTACTATCATACATAACACCATTGAAAAGAAATCCATCTGCTATTTTTTGATCACGATAAACATTAATCTCATTTACAAGTCTTTCGTTTTCTATAGTCAACTCTTCTGGAGTTGGAGTGCGAACTTCCCAAGTTTGATACCATTCACCATCAATCTTTGTTGGTTCAACTTCAACGCAGATTTGACTATCTGTATACGTTGGCTTTTCTGTTGGAATACGATTTACTTTTTTCCAGAGATCAACAAACACATCATATTCACCCAACTCAGTAATGATTGTGTTACCAGGTCTTGGATTTCCATTCCATTCAATTTCACCAATAGATTCATTTTGATTCCACTGTAAAGCATGAAAATTTTCTGGTAAAGATGAACAATCAACATTTGAGGATTGTCCATCAATACCAACAAGATTATCACTTTTTATTATTGTTAGTCTGTTCATCATATATAATCCTCATAGGCGCTTCGTTAATATTTTGTTGTGGTGGGCTACTTAAAGCAATCATTGTATTTATCGTCGCTTCTGTTGCTCTTACATATTCATTTCTAAATGATTCTGTAGCAGCTCCTGCTTGTCTTGTTTGATTTGCATTTTCAATCAATAGATGTGGAAGCCAAGCAATTGAACATCCCCACTCATCAACTTCTTTACCCGTATTTGTATCTGTACCTCTAACTTGAATAAACCAGTTACACTGCATTTGAATGCAGTCTTTTTGTAAGAGAGGGCAAAAATTACCAGGTTTTAATTGCATAACGAACTACTCCTTTTTTATCACAATATCACATTTATATTTATATGTCAAGATTAATTTTTCTGTGCGACGATAAAGTCAACATATTGTACTGCCATGTCTATGGCAGTACCGGTAAATGTGTGACTGTGTGCAGTACCAGAAAATGTGTGACTGTGTGCAGTACCAGCGAAGGTGTGTGTTGGGTGAGTCGCAGAGAATGAGTGACTGTGACTGCCGCTGCCACCATTGTAACCAGCTAAAAGTCTATCTGCTCCAACAGAGGTACCTCTAAGTGTGTAACTGTAGGCGCTTTGAGGTGCAAAGTAGGTTTGATCAAAATAATTGCTGCCATCAGGTGCACTGCCGGTGCCGCCGCCGGGACTTGCAATGTAGTGAGTGTGTGATGGCATTTCAGTAGTAGAAAGTGTAAATCCATTTGTAGTGCCGGAAATGCCGCCGGCAGAAATTGTACCGCCAGCGGTTTCTGAACTTATTGTACCGGCAGCGGTTTCTGAACTTATTGAACCACTCACAGACTTTGAAGCAAAAGCTGTAGTGAATGCAACAGTACCACCTGATCCAACTGTACCACTAACAATTCTCATTGCTTTATTGTTGTGCGTAAGGTCTTTTGTCCAGCCAGTAGGTGCTGCGTCTTGTTGAAACACAAGTCTAGTACCAGAAACAAATATTTCACCAGTTGATCCTTGCAGACCTGTGCCTAAAATACCCTGAAATCCATTTGCTCCTTGAGTGCCTGTAGTACCTTGAATACTGGTACCTATAGTGCCCTGGAATCCATTAGCACCCTGTGTTCCTGTAGCACCTTGAGTGCCATTAGCACCTTGAATACTGGTACCTATAGTGCCCTGGAATCCATTCGCGCCTTGAGTGCCAGTTGTTCCTTGAAATCCATTAGCGCCTTGAGTACCTGTAGTGCCTTGAAATCCGTTTGCGCCTTGAGTGCCAGTTGTTCCTTGAAATCCATTAGCGCCTTGAGTACCAGTAGTGCCTTGAAATCCGTTTGCGCCTTGAGTGCCAGTTGTTCCTTGAAATCCATTAGCGCCTTGAGTACCAGTAGTGCCTTGAAATCCGTTTGCGCCTTGAGTG